CTTCCGCGCGGAAGATGCGTGCCGCTCGAAGTACGTAATAGGCCGTCGTGAACGGTTCGCGGTTGCGGATGGCGTCCTCTGCATGCTGGTGGGCGGTGTTGCCGCACTCGCAGATCGTGCCGGTTGCAACGCCGCGCTCGACGATCGGTCGGTCTCCGTCTTCGTCGACATCCAGTGAAATCTCGCCCGTCTCGGCGTGTTCAGTCCGGTACTGCCAGCCGACCAGAACGTCCTTCGCGTAGTCCCACTCTTGATGGCTTGAGGGCCCGACGACGACCGACGCCGTCGCGGGCTTGTCGACCGTCTTCAGCTGGCGCCCGCAGGTCTTGCAGAACCGGTGGTCGTGCTCGAGGAGTTCCATGATCTCGCCGGCACGCCGCTCTCGTTTGTGGGCGCGATGGCAGCTGGACGAACAGAACGATCCAGCGACCGACGTCGACGCCCGGCGGTCACCGCCACAGTGTGCGCACTCGTACACCTCTTCGGCGCCGTTGGGTTGTGTTGTCGAACTCATAGCTATCGGCCCAGCGCGCTGTGAACGCGCTCAGGAAAATGCTCGCGTTATTGAACGAAATGGTGTCCGAACAGTATCAAACCCACAGACGCCGCAACATCTTGCGGCGTTCGTAGAGTATCAGGCAACCAAAAACAAGTGTTCGCGGCCGGTGATCGGACGGCGGTCAACACTATTGGTCTGTTCGGCGAGACGTTGCAGGGCGTCGCGGGCCGTGCGCTCGGGGATCGCACAGCGGTCAGCGACCTCAGTGGCACGCAGCGGCTCATCCGCGTCGGCCAGTACGCGGTAAACGAGTTTGGCCGTGTGAGGCAGCGTCTTGACATCGTCTGGGATCTCCGACTGATCAGTCACTGTGGTCACCTCGCAGCGTGTCGCCCGGGAGGTCCTCGCCGGGTTGGTCGACTTCATCGGCTGGTGCCCAGCTGCGACGCGGACGATGGGTGTCGGGATCGGCGCCCCAGACGACTGTGATGCGGCCCGCCTCCCAGAGCTCACGCAGTCGGCTCTCGGTGCCAGACTTGCCCATGTCGATCCGGGCGGCGATCGTCGTCGTGGCGACGCCGCCCTCGAGGATGTCGCGGTCGCCCGCCTCCCACGCCTCCCGGAGGACGGTCATCAGCTCGTCGTTCGTGAGCGGCGAGTGGGCAGTGTCGTAGCGCGTCGTCATCGAGATCGCGCCTCCTGCTGTCGTGCTCGGAGATGGTGCTCGGCGCGGCCCTCGGCGACGTGCGTCGTTGCGGTGGCGCAGTTCGGGCAGCCCGTGTGGACCGTGCTGTGTCCAGTGATCGGATGCTCGTCGAGGGCTTTGCTGGTAGCCCAGCAGCGCGAGCAGATGTAGGACTGGCCCATCACCGCTCACCACCGTTCAGATGCCAGCGCGGGAAGTAGCGCCACTTGCGGTAGGTGCCGCCGTCTCGGAACCGACCATCGGCCTCGTAGCAACAGTGCCGGCACGAGTGGAGCACCCAGTTCAGATACGGCTCGTCTTCGACGGGCTTGCCGCAGCGAGTACAGCGACGGAGCGTCTCGTTACTCTGCATCCTGATCGGCCTCCGGAGTGGTGCCCGAACGTAGTGAACTCAGTTCCACCGTGTGCCAGCACGACGGGCACTTGTAGTCCTCGCCGTGTTTGTCCAACTTGCTCCTGTCCGTAATCGGTATCTCACAGCCGGGACAACGGTAGAGGACGCCCTCAGACATCACGAATCGCCTCCGTTGGAGTTGCTATCCCAGTATTTCAGCTCCTCATGAATAATGAAGACGCCATTATAGATGCACCAATCGCCCTCATCAGGAGCTGTGAGTTTTGATCCGACTGTCGAGAAGGTTGCGTTGAACTCTCTGCCGCAGACAGGACACGTGTCTTTCGACGTGTCGATGTACGGCAGCGGGATATGACCGACACCAGCTTCAGACATCTCGATCACCGTCCTCAGACTGCTCACGGCTGGGGCCACCACCGTCGGTCATCGACTCGGTTAGCTGGTCCATCCGGTCAGACGCAGTGTCAGGCGACACCGTCGACTCAGTCGAGGCCGTGTAGTCGGAGACCGTCGTCTCGGTCGTGTCGCCGAGCAGCGAGTCTGTTTCGGCGTCCCGGTAGTCGATTATCGTCTCGAAGAGGTCCGGATCAGCGTCACCGACGGCACGGAGATCGACCCGGAGTGCGGCCTTATCACGTGAGCGGTCGATGCTGAAGCCGTCCGCGAGCGCAACCTCCTCCATCAAATCGAGGACGGTCGACTTCGCTGGCACGTCCTCGAGGATGTCCTCTTGGATGCTCGGCCGCCGAGCAGTGACTTTGCCAGTCGATCGGTTTGCTGCACGACGGCCCAGTGCGAGCTTGATCCTGCGAGCGCGGGCATCACGATCGAGGTGGTCAACTGGCTTCCGACACTCCTCGGGCGTCCCGTCAGGGACCAGTCCCGCCGCCTCATCTTCGGGGAGCCAAACATGCGACGCATTGGGGTGGGGTTCCACGCCGAGGCGCTCGATCACGAGCTCACGGTAGCGCTCCAGCGTCGGCTCGGATGCCCGCTGTCCGCGACCAGCAACATCATGGATCTCGCTGTTGAGTTCGTCATCGGTGAACTGCCGGTTGAGCCGCTGGCAGATCGTGATGACATTCCGGTCGACCTTACCGAGGCCGCCCTCGCTGTCACTCTCATCGAGTTCGGACAGCATCGCTTCGGCGTCATCGATCACACGGTCAAGCTTCCGCTCGAGACGATCGGCACGGCCACCTTCCCGATGCTCGCGGATCGCACGGGCAAACACAACTCCGAATGGGTCGTCATCCTCAGCTGCGACGGCGCGGAACTCGTCCTTGACCGCTTCGTCGACGCGAGCTGTGACACGTGTCCGCGGCTGGTCAGCCAGCGAGGAATTTTTTTCTTTGGACGCCGCCCCCGGACGGCGCCCCGCTGCTTCAACCAGCCGATCGATCTTCTGCTCGACGGCGTCGTAGCCATCGGCGTCAGCGTAGGCCCGCATCGCACGCTCCGCTTCTCGGCCGAGATAGCCGTCGATGCTGCCGAACTCAGACTCCACGTGATCACGGAAGGTCTGCCACTCGCGTTCCGGAACACGCCAGTCCAGCATCACGGTCTCACGCATCTCGACCACCCCCGCTACCCTGCTCACAGCAGGGTGCTGTGAGGGCGGTGGCTGTACCACCACCACTCACAGCAGGGTGCTGTGAGGCAGGGGAGGGGGTCAACCGACCCCCTCCACTTAGCGCAGCTACCTCTGGTATGGCTATGCGGGCGGAAGCAGCCGTAACGCGGTGGTTCGTGGGTCTGGCTGCTGTGGGGGCGTGCAGCGTCGTGGCTGCGTTCGAAAAAATAAATTTCTCTCTGAGGTGGTCCGGCAGCGTGGTCGTGAGGTGGTCGTGATCTGGCATGGTTGTCTGGGTGGACGTAGATACGGCACTCTCGGCTGGGTGATCGACAATCCGTGATCGCGTCACAGTGAGGCCGCCGTGTTGGAGAGACGCACAGCTACTGCTGTCCGGTAAACTTATGTCGCCCGGCGTCCCAGAACCAGATATCCTACTCCCGGTTCTGACACTCCCCAGCGACGGGTGTGCCAACCGCAGCGTCCTCAGTGTCGTCCTGTCCTGATTACGGAGAGGGACGGAGTCGTGGCCTATAAAGGCTCGCGTTCTGACCTGTTTGCTCGTCAGCCGCGCGTCTGACGCTGGTGTCATTGGCTGACACCTCCACGGTAGCGCGAGGCTTCGGAGATATCGGCGTAGCGGCCGTGATTCACCAGCAACGACCGCGCTTTCGAGGGCGTCACGTCCAACTCCTCGGCGACGCCGTCGAGGTAGTCGCACTTGTCGGCGGCCGCCTCGATCTCCTCGCTTGTCACGCTCTCGGGCAGTGTGGGCCCGGCATCGCTGTCGTCGGTGTTGCTGGCCTCCTCGAGTGTGTCGACGAGATCTTCAGCGTCGATCGCCGGCGACGTGAGCTCGTCGTCCGCGCCGGCGCCGTCATCGCCATTACAACCATCTGTAATGGGCGCCGTCCCGGGGTTTTCTTCGTCGCTGTCTTCGTCCTGGTCGCCGTCGTCCTCGACGAGCGCCAGCTGCTCGACGGCGCCGTACCGCGTGCCGCGCGCACCGTCGTCGAGCGCGAACAGCGTCGCAACCTCGCCGGCGCCGGAGTCGATGCCGATCTCGTAGATCGTCCCGCGCGAGGTCTCGACGCGCAGCGTGGCGGTGCGCCAGTCCGAACCGTACGGCACCGCCCACTCGTCCGGACCGTCGACGGCGACGACGTCGAGCGGCGACGCGTAGTCGTGGTGGGCCGTGACGTCGACCTGATCGCCGACGCTGATGTCGTCGAGGTCTGCGAGCACATCAGTCATCGGCGGCACCTCCGGGCTGGTCGGCACGCTCGCCAAGCGGTGAGAGCCCGACGTCCTCGGGATTCATCTTGGCGATCTTGCTGCAGAGCTGTGGCCCGGTGCTCATGTCGTTCTCGCGCTCGCCAGCACAGACCGAACACTCCGGGTGGTCGTCTGGCAGGACGCTCCGCTCTTTCTCGAGCACGGAGACGGCCTGCTGGAGCCGGTCGCAGTTGCGGTCAGTGTGGTGCGGGCGGCGATCGTCGCCCCCGCGCTGCGAGCGCACGAAGACGGTGTCGCTGTCGTCGCTCACGACTGACCACCTCGATCGCGCTGCTCGCAGCCCGGGCAGGGTAGCGTGTTCGGTGTGCTGTTGATGTTGACCCCCAGACACCGCGCACACCGCGAGATGCGCCCACGGCCCTCCATGCGGCCGTCGGGCAGTGCCTCGGCGATGCACCAGCACAGCTGGCGGGCGTCGCGGAGCTGCCCATCCCACCCACCGAGTTCCGCTTCGGCGTCATGTAGATGGGCATCACAGTTAGCGACGCGCCGGCGGATCGTCCCGGCCAGCCAGTCCGTCCGGGCCTTGCGGTGGTCAGCGAACGGCCGGATCGTGACGTGTGCGAGCGCGAGCTCTGAGGTCGCGTCCGGTGGGCAGGCATCGTCGAGCGCGGCGTCGAACGCCTCGCTGACGAGCTCCTCGAGGCGGGCGAACGCCTCGTGCAGCCCGAGGTCGATGACGTTCTCCGAGGTGGGCGCTGGGCCCAGCTCTATCTCGGCCGCCATCAGACGGCACCCCCAGCGACGCCAAAACCGAGCGCGGTCAGCGTCAGTCCGATGCCGACGAGCAGCATCCCGACCCAGCCGAGCAGCCCCGGCTGTCGTCGACCGGTCATCGTGATCGCGGCGCCGGCGATCGTCGCCGTCAGACCGAACGCCGCGGTGAGGAACCCACCGGCAGCGGTCTCACTCGGCATCGGGCGACACCTCCTCCAGTCGCGTGTCGAGATCGTCCAGCAGCTCGTCGAGCCGATCGTCCCAGCGCTCAGGCATCGGGACTCACCTCCAGGAGCTCCTCCATCTTCGGCACGTCGTGGCCGAGTTCGTTGAGGTGGTCGTGGATCGCAAACAGCGTGGCTTGCTCCCAGTTCGGGATCGCGTCCGGTTCGGGGCAGAGCCACTCATTGTGATCTGGCTTCAGAACGCCGATCGCCTGCTGGCCGATCGTGACGACGGCCGACCCTGCGGGATGCCGGACCGACATCGTCTGGTCGTCACCCAGCAAGTACAGCGAGCCGTACCAGAGCCGGTCTTGTCCGGTGCCGTTCAACGCCACGCCCCAGCGCTCGTCTTCGTCGTCCCACTCGTGGGTCCAGACATCGACGAGGTCCTCAGCAGGCGTGCCGACAGCAGCCGGGAGCTGCGTGACCAGGAAGAACGCCGCGGCGCCCTTCTGCGGGTCTCCCGGGTGTTCGGTGCTCGGGACGCCGGGCCGGGGCTCACTCATTGGGGCTCACCTCCAGCTCTTCGCCGAGCGCGTCGAGGACCTCGGCGTTGACCAGCCCCAGCCGGTCGCCGATGTTGTACTCGATGACGGCGTCGCCCACCGCAGCGTGCCGGCGCTTGCCGTCGTAGATGTCCGCGAGTGCGTCGCCGGCCGCGAGGTGGACGCGCTCGTCCGGGCTGGGCCTGTCGGCAAGGACGTCGAGCGTCTCCTCGGTCAGCGTGATCGCCTCGGAGAGGTTGAGATCGAGCGCGTAGTCATCGCCGACGCCGTCGAGCGCTGTCTCCAGCAGCTCCTTGGCACGTCGGACCAGCGGCTCGGTCTCGGGATCGGGGTAGTTCTCTGGGCCGTCGCCACGCCGGTCGACCCAGAGCGTCGGGTCGTCGCGCTCGAGGATGAGGTCGTCCTCGAGCCCGCGAATGGCACACTCATAGCTGCAGAAGTGCGTCCGGCGAGCCTTCCGGCGACCGACGCGATCGTCGAACTGGAACTTGTTGACGTCGATCAGTGTATCGGCCTGTCCCGTGCCGCCCAGTGCTTCCCGGATCGGGCCGCCACAGGCTTCGCAGCGGGCCATCAGGCATCGCCTCCGTTCAGGAAACACACCGACCACGGCAACTCGCCGGTCGGGTTGTTCGGTCCGGGACACCCCTCGTTTCCGTTGGGGCACGTCGTGTCCTGATCGCCCACACCGGCGTGGCCGAGGACGCCGTCGACGGCGCCGGGATGGGCGCGGCGGTTACTCGCCATCGGCCTCACCTCGGTGGATCGGGATGACCACGTCGACGGCGCCGGCGTCGAAGTCCGACACCGTCCGCTCGACGATCATGCCGTGCTCGTGGGCGAGATCGTGGACGACCTCCGTGTCGATCCGCTCCTCGGTGTGGTCGGTGCAGCGAACGACTAGCTGGTCGTCCTCGCGGCCCACGGAGACGCCGTCCTCGGCGGCGGCCTCCAGGAGAAAGTCCTCGGCGCTCATGCCGAATCGCCTCCGTCGCTCACGCTGACGCTGTCGAGTTCGTCGAACGTCTCTTGGTTCTCGTCGACACCGGCGCCGCCGCCCTCACCAGTTTCGCCCGGCGCTCGACCGTCGTTTTTGACGTGCCGAACGACGTGCTGACCGACGTAGTCGACGAACTGCTGGTCCGACCAGTCGCCGCCGTAGAGTTCGACGTAGGCCGTCGATGCCGCGAAATAGGCCTTGGCCTGTCCAGACTGGTAGATGTGCTCGACGCCGAGCTCGTTCAGCGGCGTGTGCATCAGCTCGTCGCCGATCTCGGGATCCTCGTTGACGTGGCTGCCATAGAGCACGCCCTTCCGGCCGCCCTTTGCGACGCCACGGCCGGCGAAGCCCAGCTGCCAGACATCCGGCTCTTCGAGGTCGGCCAAGAGCCCCCGCAGATCGAGGTTGGTGTCTTTGAGGTGGGGCGTGATCACTTGGCCGAGCACGCCGGCGACCCAGTCGTCGGAGACGATCGCCCAGCCGTTATCGACGGCCATCCAGACGCCGAACTCGGTGGTGTGGTCGCGCTGCAGCCGCTGGTTGATGCTGACGCCGTCGTCACTGGTGCTGACAGAGGCGACATCTTTCTCGATCTCCCGTCGCAGCGCTGCCCGCCCGGTGACGAACTTGCGTCCGGATGTCGTCTCGCTGCGGCGGCGCACGGTCAGCGCCCACTCGGGTTCGCCGGCGATCGTCTGCTGGGCAGCCGATGTCGTGATCTCGTCGACGCGGATCGGCAGGTCGGACGTTCGGAGGCGACCGCGATTCACTGCGACTCACCTCCGTCGAAGCCGCCGGGGCCACGGAACGTCGCCGCGATGTCGCCCACCTGCAGATCGGCGGGGGTGATCCCACTGCCGTCGGCGAGCGTCCGCCGGAGCGTCCCATTGTCTGGTGCGTAGAGGTCGCCCTGCTGGAGCAACAGCCGCAACTGTTTGAGGATGATCCGGATCTCGGCAGTGGTGTTCTTGGTCGCGTGGTCGATCACGTCGCCGACACTGGCCCCGCCGTCTTCACCGGCGCACTCGACGACGCCCTCTCGCAATGCTCGCCGGGCTGCTGTCGCCTCGCTGCCACCGGCCCACGCATCGCCGAGGTCTTTGCCCTCGCCATCTGGTGTGCCGACGCCGTCGGTGTGGTCGTCGAGATCCTCGCCGAGGCCGTCGGCGCGAAGCTCGGGCTCGCCCGCCGACGCATCGACGAGACCGCTGACCATCACGGTCACGTCGCCGTCCGTCCCGTCGACCGAGAGAGCGACGAACTGCTCGCGGAGTTCGTCGAGATCCACGCCACGCATCGTATCGGTGGCCGACAGCGTAGCCTCCGGCGCCGTCTCTTGATCGCCGCCCTCTATGTCGATGAGTTCGAGCGGGTACCGTGAGCGGTCGTCGATTCTGTGGACCGCATCGCGGAACGCCTCGGTCTCGGGGTCGATCCCCAGCTCGTCTTCGATGCGTTCGACGCGCTGTTCGAGGCCGTCCCAACGACCCGTTCCGCCGTCGGCGCGGATCTCCTCAAACTCGACATCGACCGTGCCGCGGGCCTCGTCAGTAACGTCGTTCCGGTACAGTTCGTTCTCGCGGGCGTACAGGCGGTTGGTCTTGCTGCAGTCCTGACAGCAGACGAACCCGACGTAGCTCCCTCTGAGCTCGAGTTCGACCAGCCAATCGGCTTCGGCGTCGCAGTCCTCGTACTCGCAGTCGGGGCCCGCGATCCGCTCGGCAGCCCGCGGGTCTGCCCGCTCGTGCTCGACGCCGCCGTCAGTCCGGACCTCTCGGTCGGTCTGGTCGAGCTCGTCGCGGTACTCGATCGCGGCTTCGAGCGCCTCGCTGAACTCGTCGGCCGCGGCGTCTGGACCAACGATGTCGGCCGCTTCACGATGGGCCGCCTGCAGCGTCGCTTTCGAGACGCCTTCCACGAGAGCGAAGACGATCAGCGTCTTGCGCCATTCCGACCAGTCGGCCTGGTGCCGGAACGCGTGCGCGAACAGGTCGCGGAGCACGTCGCCCGCGTCGGTCGCTTCGTCGTCGGCAGGCTCGTCGTAGTCGTCGGGGTCGAACCCCTCAGCACTGACCGCGAACGTCCGCAGCATCCGATCGGCGTCGACGTAGGACGCCGATAGCTCGGCGAGCGTGAGCTCGGCGTCGTCGAGTTCGTCGAGGAAGTCCACACCGCGCGTCTTCTCCTCAGCGATCTCCGCGAACTCGGCGATCGTCGCATCCTCTTCGACCGCGAGTTCCTCGATCTCTTCACCACCGTCGGCCATCACGTGCTGGCCTGTGGTCTCCTCGTCGTCCTCCTGATCGCCATCAAGCGGGTCCGGCGTGCCACATTCTTGGCATCTGTATATCTTGCGCGGGTCCTCGCCGCAGTTGCGACAGACGCCGTCGACGCCGTGCATCAGACGCTCACCTCCTGCATCTCTCCGGCGATCTTCGCGCCGGCGTCAGTCAGCCCGTACACGCGGCCTTTCCGACAGTCCTCTGAGACCAGCAGCTCGACGAGATCGCGCTCACGCAGGCTCCGGAGCGCCCGCGAGATGTGGGCGATACCGTCGTCGGTCTGCTCGGCGATCGTCGACGGCGTCTTCGGGCTCGCCGTCAGCGCCTCGAGGACGTCCTCACGGTACTGCGATGACTGCACCCAGCCGATCGTCTCCCAGTCACGGTCGGTCGTCATGCCTCGTCACCTCCGTCGCCGACAGCGACTGGTCCGACGGCGCTGTCGTAGTGGTCGAGATCGTCGAGGCGTCGCTCTGTGGTCAGTGCTGTCGGCGGGATGGCTGGTGCGTCGTCCGGGTCGGTCTGGAGTTCGCGCAGCTGTACGAGCGCTTCGCAGATGCCGGCCGTCTCCGGCGTCGGGACGATCGCATCATGGCTGTCGTTACAGGCGATCGCGCCCATGCTCTCGAGCTTCGGTAGGTGGACTTGGTACAGTGCGACGTACACGCGCTTGCGCTCGTCGCTGGTGATCTCGCTGGGCTGCTTGTCGTTCTCGCGTGCGGCAACGACGCGTGCGAGATCGCCGAGGCCGACTGCCTGCCCGGTCTCGGTACAGTGGTCGTTGACGATCTCGACGATGTCGCGCCGACAGGCGTTGGTGATGATCTCGCCGAGTTCGCTCAGGGAGAGCGATGTGTTGGGCGTCACCGCCATGTCGACGGACATGTCGTGGTTCTGCTCGGGCGGGTTAGCGTCCTCCGTGCGGGTGCCGGTGAGTGCATCGATGATCCGGCCGAGCATCAGGCATCACCCTCGTTCTGGATGGCGACGCGCTGGAGTTCCCACTCGGCCTGCTCGACGAGCGCGTCGTGGCCGGCGTCGGTGAGCTCGTACTCGTTGGTGCGCCCGTCGAGATCGCTCTTGTCGACGAAGCCGAGCCCGACCAGTTCGTCGAGGTTCGGGTACAGCCGACCGTGGTTGACTTCTTTGCCGTAGAGGTCTTCGAGGTCTGCCTTGACGCCGAGGCCGTGCTGCCGACCGTCGTCGAGGACCGTCAGGATGTGCCGCTGGAACGCCGTGAGATCGTGGGCTGCTAGCGTAGTTGTGGCTTGGTTCGTGTTCGGTTGCTCGATGGACTGGCGCTCGCTCGATGGGGGAGCGCTTTTATCTGTCGCGTTGGAATGGGTCATGTGTCTACTGCGGTTGCCTGCTGATCCTCCCGTTAGGGAGCCCGCAGCAGGCCAACGGGTTGCTCGGTGGACAATGCGACCTGACCGGCAGTGGACCACGACAGCTTGGAACCGGCCGCGTCGAACTTTTGGAATGGGCCGACGCGGTCGGTTAGTGTCGTGATGTGCTGGCGTGTTTTCGCGGCTGTGTTGTAAGTGAGGGTTGTATTTCCGGGGTGGGCGGTCTCAGCGCCCGTCGATGAGTTCGATGCGCGACCACGAGATGAGCTCCCCTGTCTTCTTGTCCAGGAGCTCGTAGTGCTCGGGGTCGGCATCCCGGTGGGAGTCGCGTGCTTTGCCACACGAGGAGCAGTAGACGTGCGAGTTTGTCGGCGTCCACCGCGTGTGGCCGTTCGGACAGCGGAAACGCATCCGATCAATGTCATCTGACCGGTTGATCTGGATGGTCTCCCGCCGGTCTTCGACGCTACTCCCGTCGGCGCGTTTAACTTTCGCCATGGTACCAACTGCTTCTGACGAGAGCGGTTATTATCAAACTGATTACCCGCCGGAGTGAAAGTGAAACCCCATCCGACCGCGGCGCCGTCTCGCGGTTTGCAAACCCCGACCCGAGTGGAAGTAAACGCGGCGTACTGGCGGGCATTCGTGTAGTATCCTCGTGATACTACAGCGAAGCCGCAAGTACCGGCCGCATTACCAAGCCTCGGGGGTTTGTGGTATCGGATGCGCATTGGTGTTCTTGGCCGCCGCGTGGGGGCGCGGCGGTCTGCAGTTGATTGGCGAGCTATGCCTCGGCGATCTCTTCGCTGTCGAGCAACTCCTCGATGTTCACGTCCTCTAATTCGTCGTCAGCGATGTCCCCGAGCCGCGACCGGACGAAGTCGCTTTGATTCAACTCCGCTGCTGCCGCGGCGAGTCGGATTTTCCGCTTTAGAGCCGGCGAACAGCGGACGTGAATGAACTTATCGTCATCTCCCGGCATGGCTCTGTATTACTTGTGTTGCAGTATAATACTTGTGGTGCAGCGGGGTTGAAGTGTTCGCTGTAGGCCCTAGGCTTATTTGTGTTGGGGAACAACACTTGCAACAACAATGGCGAAGCAGTTGAGTGTCCGAATTGACGATGAGTTGGAAGAACTCATCCAGAAGGAGCAGGACGAGGTCCCGTACGACGTACCGCAGTCTGAGATTGTCCGGACTGCGCTAAGAGAACACCTGTCGGGAAATGCGACTGCGGCGAAGACAGTAGTAGCTGACTAACTCTTCGTCGCTAAAGTAAGCCCGCAAAAACAGCAACTCTCCCGTTTTGTCTTAGTCGTCCGCCAGCGGACAGTCCACCATATGGCTGACCTCGTCGGGACGCTCGCCAACAGCATCGCAGCACTCGCAGTAGACCCTCCCGGTCGGATGGTTTCGCGCGTTCCGCTCGAGGCCGAGTAGCAGCTCACTCCCGCCGGCGTTACTCGCCGCCATCAGCTACCTCCATGAGAACGGCGCCGACATCGATGTCTGTGCCACCTTCGTCGTGAGCACTCGCCGTGTCGATCACGTCTGGGCGGACAGCTTGAAGCCATGTTTCGGGATGCAGCTGGCCGGCCGCGATCTCGATTTCGACGAGTGTGTCCTCGGCGCCGAGCGTACTCGACTCCAACTCGTGGGGCGCACAGACTGGACACCAGATCCCGACGATCTCCCATCGCGTCTCGCCGGTCGTCCGCGTCACGCGAAGCGTGGCGGGTTGCCCCTCCCAGAGTTCGCCACCACAGCGCCGGCAGTGCTCGGGCTGATCGTTCGGGAGTTCCCGGCCGCAGATCGCTTGCTCGATGGCGGCCCGATCGAGGCGGTCACTGTGCATCGGCGTTCACCTCCTGCTCGTCCTCGAGGTCGTGTAGTGGCGTCTCCAGTGAGAGCCGTTCGCGGGGGTAGGCGTAGCGCTTCTTGTCGACATCCAAGTCGGTCCGTTGCGGGAAGATCACCTCGACGACGTCGTCGGTCTCGGGGTACTCGGGGTTGACTTCCGCGACGGTCGGGCCGCCGTCGCCGAGTTCGTACGCGTCGGCCCGAAGCGTGTCGAGCCCAACGACCAGCATCGTGGCACTGTCTTCGTCGTCTTCGCGGTCAGTGACGTGGTCGCCGATCTTGATTGGGGGTAGGTCGTCGCTCATAGGTCTTGCACCCCCGTGGACTCGCCGCCGCCGAAGTCGGCTGGCTCGGAGCGGGTCGGCTCTTCGCGGCCATCGTCTTCATCGTCCTCGAGGAACCGGTCGCGCTCGTCGCGGGCGGCCGCGATCGCGTCGTCGTCCAGTTCGGCGACCAACTCGGTCACGACGTCGTTGACGCGCTCGGTCGCCGCGTCGTTGAGGTCCGCGCCGGCGCTGAACGCCGCCGTGTCGATCTCATCGTCGTCAGTGTCGGCTGCCAGCGCGTAGCTTCGTTCGGCGAGATCGACGAGCCGCCGAAGGTCACTGTCTTCGGGAACCCCTTCGGCGACGTGGTTGTGGAGGATCACCGAGTCAAACTGCTCGGCCTGATGACGCGCGGTCTCGTTGAGGCGCTTGCGTGCGTCGCGGCAGATGTCCTGCATCGTGATCACCGTCCCTCCTCGGTACGGCGCTTCGGCACTGCGATACTCGTCTTGAACTTGTCCGGGCCGCCTTTGCGGACGACCTTCGGGGTGTAGTATATCTCGCCATCGCGCTCGATCGCCGCGGCACGGTAGGCCTCTTCGACGCGGTCGCCGGTCTCGGGGTGCTCGTAGCGAACCCACATCAAGACGTCCTCGGAGTAATCGATCTCGGTTGCGCTGACGCGCTCGCCTTCGAGGTGGGTCTCAACGCAGATTTTCTCGGCGTAGTAGCGGTTCTCGGTCTCTTCGTCGACCGTCTCATGCGAGCCAGCGTAGGCCCACTCGGCGGGAATCTCGAAGTGCTCTCGGTCGACGTCTTGCGTGAAGTTCTTGGCGTTCTGTTTCGTAGCCATGGTTGCTCTCTTTGAGGGCGCGGGGTCGGTGTCTGAAGCACCGTCCCCGGGAGTTTCTCCCGAGGCGTCCCGCGCTTCAGTTACATCTCTATCAGCCACTTCCTTAATACTTACGAATAATCGTATACACTGCTGAGTGTGTATACGAGTTAGGGGTAAGCTATTTGGCGCGTGCGTGTATCTTACGACATGTGGTATTACATGGCCACAGCTAAAACAGCAGATTCAATGACAGAAGAGGGCCGCGCGTTGCTTACCGAAGCCGAGCAGGAGATCATTGCAGGCGATCGTGATGTGTCGGACAACTACGAGTACAAAGTCCGCTCGCTGGTTCGAAATCGCGTTCGGAAGAAGCTCGGCAGCGACATCGACATCCTCGAAGAGCACTTCCCCGAGGTCTACGAGATGGTCAAGCGCGATGTCTGTGATTCGCCAGAAACTGACCTACAATCTGTGAGAGAAGCCTATCAAGGCCTCCAAGGCGCCTTCGAACGCAGCGACCCAGAGGCAGCACGACGTGCAGCTGATCGCATCGGCGAGGCACTCGGGGAAAACGATGAGTAACGCGACCGCCGAACCGGACCAGAGCAGCGGCATCGATTGGCCGGCCGACTTCGCGCGAACCCCCACAGGCGAGCGCGAACGGAATCGCAAATACGACGTGACGCTCGCACAGGCGCTCGACGATCTCGAAGCCGAACTCGACCGTCTTGGCGTCGATGACTGGCGGCTTTCGACAGCCGCCCAGCAGCGCCAGCGCGACCAGCGCCCCTACAGCCGCGCAAACCCAGACGACCCGGGCGTCGTGGTTCGGTGGTCGATGGACGGCAACCAGTACGCCGTCGCGTGCGACCGCTACACGAAGCTCCGAGACAACGTCCGGACGGTCGGGCTCTACATCCACGAGAAGCGCAAGATGGAGCAGCGACCGGTTGAGACCGGCGAGAGCGAGTTCGCCAACGCCCGTCTGCCGCCGGCCGACGACGAGGACGTGATCGAGGCCACCGAACCACCGCACGAGATCCTCGGTGTCGCACCCGACGCGCCCGACGAGGTCGTACGAGCTGTCGCTCGTCGGCTGTCGGCGGACCTTCATCCCGACACTGGCGATGGTGATGTCGAGAAGTACAAGCGCGTTCAGGAAGCCAAGGAGGCGATGCTCGATGCTGACTGACCTGCCCCGTAGCGTGCTCTACCAGACTGCCCGACTTGCCGAGCAAGTCTGCCCGTTCGGAGTGGCGTTCTGGGCCACCGCCGCGTGCCTCGGCGCTGTAGCGACGCCGATCCATGGGCTCGATGCACTGGCCCTCGTCGCATTCGGCGTCCTCGCAGTGGCGTACTTCCTCGGCGTTGCGCTCGCGGCCCACCGCGTCCGCATCGCAACGCAGCTGCCGACGCTCCGGCCGGCGGGCGACCTCCGTGACGAGGTGGAGCTATGACCGAGACCGGCCTGTCGATCGATCGAGACAGCAAGGCGCTCCAGTACCGCATCTTGGACGCCGGCGATCACTGGGTGCTCGAACGCGCGGCCCCAGAGTTCTCGCTGACGCCGGACGAGTTCCGAGCCACGGAGTTGGCCCGATCGATGCTGCCGACCGACCGGCGCGACCGGATCGTCGTCCCGCCGATCGTCCAGCAAGAGATCGACGCCGGCGCCGGCGACGCGATCTCGTTGGTCGTGGTCGTGAACGCTCACGTCCGCGTCTTCACTGACGCGATGCAGACCGCGATTGACCCGCTGATCGACGCGATGGCGAACGCTGCGGAAGCGTTCTCTGATGCGTTCGCTTCAGCAGTGTCGTCTGCGCTTTCGTCGATCGAGCCCGACGCTGGTGGGCAAGACCGAGATGCGCAGCTGCCCGAGCCGATCCGTGCTGCTCGACGGCGCCGCGAACAGCAACGCGAGACTGCCCGCCGCACTACTGGCGCGCACTATCCGGGTGATGATCCACATGTCTAATGAGAAGTCTGCGAGCGGTACTGACCGAACCGGCCACCCTCTCACCCACACTCCTCCCAGTGTGTTCCCCTATACACCACAAACTATAAGTGGTTGTCCCCCTATGTACTACATAGAGGTCGAACACAATGCACGAACTCGAAGCCGGCGACCGCGTTCACTACATCAGCATCCCCGACGAGTTTACGCTGGAGACGACGGATGCCGAGATCGTCGAAACCGACGCTACGGTTCTAGAAATCGAAGAGGTCACGAAGCACCTCGGCCCGAGCAACACGATGGAGCAGACCATCGTCGTCATCGAGACCGACGAGGGCGAGGAACACGAGGTCAGCGCGGGCTACATCAACGCCGAGATCGAGGACGGCAGTGGCGTTTCGCTCCAGCCAATCGAAGACGACGAAGACGAAGAGATCGAATCCGGAGACAGCGACGAAGACTTGCGGACCGACGGCGGCGACAAGCAGGATCACGACCGCGAGCAGGACGACGTTGCGGCGGCGTTGGAGGACAATCGAGGCCTGCCCATCGACTGGACGATCGAGACCGACACGATTGCCGACGGCCGGGCTGCGGTGCGCGTGTCGTGGGAGCCCGGTACGGAGTTCTCGGCGTTCTCGCTCGACAAACATCAACTCCCGCATGGCTGGGAGATCGTCCAGTTCGGGACGCGAGTTGGCGAACGCAACAAGCGCAACAAGCGATATCTTACCATCGCCGAGCCCGACGACAGCGAACCGACGATGTACGACGGTCTCGCGCGGGAACTGACTGCGTCGGAGCTACGCGATTACCTCGCCGTCGAGCGGTTTGGCTACTCTCAGACGGGCTGGGCAAAAGCGTCGGAGCTCAACCGGAGCAACGTCTCGGAGCGCGTCAACTCCGCGCGACGGAAGCTCGAAGAGTAGACCGCAGAAGCGTCCATCTGAAACCGCATCGTGTGGTGCGGACGCCAACTTCAACGGCTCCAGAGCGCCGTCTGGAACAGCCTACAGTGGCGTCGGCCAGTCATATAATCTCATCGACTGAGACACGCAACCACCACTGTCTACATACGGGGACTGACCGGCCGGCGGACGACTGACGCACCGCTTCGACATCTATTCCTCGCCGGCCGACGAGCGTCTGACGCGCTTTTATGATCCATCAGTGAGAGCACTCCCGGTAGTGACAGGCAGGACAGCAATCCCAGTAATGATGGGATTGCCGTCTATGCCGGGTCTGCCAATCATGACAGCAAAACGCATCACGACGGCGATATTCAAGGGCGGGACCGGGAAGACAGCTACGGCGACAAACCTCGCGGCCGCACTCGCCGACCAGGGCGAGGACGTCCTCGCGGTCGACCTCGACCACCGCGGCGGGCTCACGAAAGGGCTCGGCCTTGAGGACGCCTACGACGCTGAGTACCACATCGGCCAGTTCTTGCTACAGGACGACGCCGTCGACGGCGCCGATCCGACATCGATCATCCGCGATCGCGGGCCGTTCGACGTGATCCCGGCCAACCGCCGGATGGATGATCTCTCCGACGACCTGAACAACGACCGCGCGTGGTTCCTGCGCCTCGAAGAGTTCCTCGACGATGTCGAGGACGGCTACGACTGGGTCGTGCTGGACTCGCCGCCGGAGCTCAACCGCGTCAGCGACTCGGCGATCATCGCCGCGAAGAATGTGCTCGTGCCGCTGATGCCCGCCGGCGAGGCGCTGGACGGGTTCAGTGAGCTCATGGAAAACCAAGTCATCCCGATTCGGAGAGACCTCGACGACGAGGTCTCGATCGCCGGCATCTTCGTCAACGTCGCGCGTGACAACAACGAGAAAAAATTCATCCTCGAGGAGCTTCGGCCCGAGTTCGACGACGAGCTGCTACTCCAAGAGAGCGACGACGGTGAGGAGGTTCTCGAAGTCCGCTACCGCGTTGCGATTCCACGGTCGTGGCGTCACGGCGAGACGTTGTTCGAGTTCGATCCTGAGAACGCGATGTGCGACCGCTACCGTAAACTCGCCGCAACGCTCGACGAGCGGATCGACGGGGCGTGATCTCGATGGCCGACGACGACCCCCGCGACCGCTTCAGCGGCCTCGGTGACCTGAAAGACGAGTACGAAGGAACGACCGACGACGGCAACGACGAGCAGGACAGTAAAGACGGCAATGATGTCTCTGACGAGAATGATAGTATGACTGACGTAGCCAGCAGTGCCAGTAATGATGGGATTGACAGCAACGACAGCGAAGACAGCACTACCGGGACCGATGGGAAGGACGGCGTGAAGGCGAGCCGTGAAAACGTCCAAGCGTACATCCCGGCGGACGAGAAAGAGGAATTGGAGACCGCGTTCCGGCAGATCAAAGCGCTGTGCAACCTCGCTGACCGCGACGAGCCGCTGAAGAACGACTTCTACGCTGCGGCGTTCCGTCACGGACATCAAGACCTCGAGGCGATCGCAGCGTACCTCGATCTCGAAGCGGCCTACGACGAGTACGGGGAGATGGTCAGCTGACGATGGCAGAAGACTACCGAGGTGACGAACTCGGGCTGGAGTGATCTGCTGTTCGCGTTCGATATATCGAATAACGCTTTATCGGGGCTGTTCCATCGGAAACGACGGGGTTTTGGCCCACGTTTTCGGCGGCTCAACCCGGGGAAAACACCCCCAGTCCACCGCTCCAGACGCCGCTCAGTCACTCGTAGCGACTGTCTACTGCGATTTAGGGATAGGATGCAGGATTATTTTATTTATGTTACCAAGTGGCCACACTTACGCGAACAGGAGGATGTACTGACCGATAGCGATGCAAGCCAGTCCGACGACGCCGCAGCTGACCGAGACTCCAACGAGCAACTCTTCGATCGAGGGCATGATCGATACGGCACGGCCGATCGGGAAATGCTTTCTCCCCTGAGCAGCCAATTGCTCTTTAAATACGTCTTGCTACTCAATACCAGAGAAAACACACTACACGCCTCGTCACTGTCTACTGATTCTCGCAGTAAGCTCGAATTACCTTACGGCAAGGTTATATAAGGGCTTCAGATCATTAAGTAAGTTTGGGCCGCGTGCCAGCGCAGCCCGAGCATCGCCCACCAACCAACCAGCGCGACCGCGCCGCCACGCAGCAACCCACCGTAGCGCGGTCGCATCCAACAGTTACGAGTATGCAAGACGACTATCAAAAAGTCATCGACAGACGGCTCCGGCACATCCGGAGCGACGACGAGATCAGCGACACCGAACGGCAACGACTCCTCGACTACCACGACGCCCTTGACGCCCACAACCGGACGTCCAGCGCAAAACACCAGATCAGCGGCACCCGGCACGAGAGCTACCTCTCACACCTGCACCGGCTCGCCAAGCACACCGACGCGCTCGTTGAGACGCTCGACCCCGACGCCGGCGAGGACGCGATCGACGCGATCGTCCGCTGGGTTGACGGCGAGTACGACAACGGCTACACGCTCGACAACTACTACTCGGCGCTCCGCAGCTGGGGCCGCTTCCTCGCACCGGACGCGCCGGACGAGGACTACCCCGAGCGCTTCGGCGCCGTCGAGCTCGGCAACGTCGAGGACGATCAGCCCGCACCCGAACCCTCGGAAGTGCTGTTCTGGGACGACATCGTCGAGATCATCGAGCACTGCAACCACGAGCGCGAGAAAGCGATGACCGCGCTGCTCTGGGCGCTGGGCTGCCGGCCGATGAGTGAGTTCTGGGAGCTCACGTTCGGCCAGATCGACGACCGCGGCGACCACCTCCTCGTGTCAATCGAGTCCGACTCGAAGACGTTCGCCCGCACCGTCCGCGTCGACGTCGGCGCGCCGTACGTCCGGCTGTGGATGGAAGAAGCTCACCCGGCGAACGCGACCGATCGCGGCCCTCGGTCGGACACGTACCTCTGGACGAAACGGTACGACGACGAGCACGTCGGCTACCAAGACATCCGCCGAAACATCAAGCGGGCTGCCGAGCGCGCAGGGGTCACGAAGCCGGCGAACCCCGAGCACTTCCGCAAGTCGCGCGCCAGCATCCTCGCTGCGAGTCGCTACGTCAGCCAGCGCGACCTCGAGTTTCACTTCGGCTGGTCCCGCGGGTCGAGAGTCGTCGCCCACTACATCGCTGTCTTCGGGTCGGAAAGCCGGAAGCACATAGCGATGGCCGACGGCGCACAGATCGACTACGACGAAGATCCCGATCCGATCGTTCCGGTCGTCTGCGACCACTGCGGCCGCCGGACGCCACGGCACCGCGACGAGTGCCTCTGGTGTCCCGGCGAGACGATCGCCGAGCTGGGGCAGGCGCCGCGGCTCGTCGAGCCGACCGTTGCCGACGAAGGCGCTGACCTCTTGGACCTGATCGTCGACGGCGACGTCGACGCCGAGGACCTCCGGGCGCTCGACCGGCTCCAGCCGATCATCCAGCGCCGTGACGACCTCTGGGACCGGCTGCCCTCGTACATCGAGCACGCCGAACAACTCGCCGACTAAGTGCGACCCTAACCACCCGCCGTTTCCGCTGTTCTACGCCTGTTCAAACCGCTGGTTTCGCGGGCGCTGAGTAAATATACAAATATACTTTATAACGTGGCAACTATCCAGAATTGACACGGTCGCCTGAAATGGCCCCGGTGCTGTGACACCGGGAACCGGCCGTGCTGCCGCAATGACAGCAAGCGAGACTAACCGTCCGGAGAGTGATAACTCTGTCCTTCAGGCGTACGAGGACAGCCCGCTCACCCCGGACCGTGACCCACGACTGCAGAAGATCGCACAGTTCGCCGCCGACCGAAACGGCGCCACCACCCGCCGGGACCTCTCGATCGAGAGCGACCTCCAGCTGCGAGAGATCGACGAACGGCTCAACCGACTGGCCGCCGGCGGCTACGTCGAGATCGTCGGCGACGATGTCGACTGTATCGTCCTCCTCACAGCAGCGGGCCAGCAGCTGGCACGAGGTGGACGATGACCGCCGCCGCTGCGGGCTGCATCCCGATGGAGCCCGACGACGCCTTCGAGGCCGTTGCGAACTCGCGGCGTCGCCAGACGCTGCTCTCGCTCGACCGCGCAGAGGGCCCGGTTGCTGCCGGTGACCTCGCCGTCGAGATCGCGGCGATCGAGCAGGGGATCGACCCCAGCCACGTCACCGGCGAGCAGCGGACGCGCGTCTATATCGCGCTCACGCAGAACCATCTCGACAAGCTGGACGAGCTCGGCGCCGTGAACTACAACGACCGGTCGAAGCAGGTCGCCCCGAGCGACTCGACCAGTTCGCTGGCCGAGCACGTCCGGAAGCTCACCACCGACTGCTACGAGCCAACGGAGGGAGAACAGTGAGCAGCCAGTCAGCCGATGCGCCCACGCCGGCGCCGGCGACCATCAACCAGCGCCGTAGCGAGCGCGTCGACGATCTGGACGTCGAGCCTGTGCAGCTCTGCATCGGCCCTCGCCGAGCCGGTGATCACGCGTGACGACGCACAGCAAAGAGAACGCGCTCGACGACTACGAGTTCGAGCGCTTCCTCCAAGGCGCCAGAGCGATCGACTGCGACCTGCGCAGCCTCGAGGCACGGTTCGTCGCGTTCGTCGGCGGCCGCCTCGGACTTCGCCCGGGCGAAATCTGCCACATGAAAGGCGACTGGGTGAACTGGCGCAAACGAATGATCGACATCCCGTTCCATCTCCCGTGTGAGAAGGGCAAGGACGGCGGGATCTGTGGCTACTGCCGCCAGCAAGCCGCCCAGCGCGCTGAGTATTCACAGCTGTCGCTGGCCGAGGCGCGCCTCGAAGCCCTGCAAGAACAACTCTCGGAGATGCCCTCGTTGCCCGGCGAACTCCAGCGCCAACTTCAGACCATCCACGTGATCCACATCGACGGCGACCTCCGAAAGGATGCTCTCGACCGGCAGGTTGAGGAGTTACTGGCGAACGCGGGCGCCGTCGACGACGTCGACGAAGTCCGCGAGGCGCTCGACGATGTCGCTCGCCGCTACCAACAGGAAAACGAGGTGACGCAGGACGAAGCGGAAGAGCAGATGTGGACCGCGAAAACAGAGAACGCCGCCCGGTCGGTGCCGTTCGACTTCGATTCGCGTGCCGAGCTCGTGCTCGAACAGTATTTCGACCGGTTCGACGAGTGGACGAGATCGCGCCAAGCCGTCAACCGTCGCGTCGACGAAGCGCTGCGGGAAGCCGACGGGTTGAGTGAGGAGACGACGAACCCGCACGGCCTCAGAGCGACTGCTGCGACGCATCTGGCCGGGAAGGGCCTCGCCGCGCCGGCGCTCCAAGCGATGTTCGGCTGGTCGCAGATCAGCACCGCCCGCCGCTACATCGCCTCGACGCCGGACAACACCCAGCGACAACTCAACCAGATCCAGACGCGGTAACCTCGCACTGGCTCTGTTCAACTCTTCATCTCCCGCAACTCTAACTCGACACTCCAACGCGCCTCGCCGAACCGACCGAACGAGAGCCGCCACGATTGGATTGCGTAGTCTCCTGTATCCATCTCCGCCGACGCCGGCGGCGTGATCGTCACGGTCTGATTACCCCCGCTCGTGTCCTCAACGAAGTCTTCGCCATCAGGAACCGACCGCTCGACGACGGCGTCTGGATAGGCAGCCGACTCAGCAACTGCGGCCGCTTGGTCGTCCGTCAGCATCAGCGGTAGCGTCACGCGCATCCCGGTCCGGCTGCCGCCAGCCGAGGACCGCCGAACCTGCTCGTTTTCGAGCGCGACCGTTGCGACGCCGAACTCAAGCAGCCAGTCCTCACCCGCCTCGTCAGCCATCTGGAAGCTGGTCTCTCGGTTCTCTGTCCGCTGGAGCGTGAGCGAGATTTCGAAGCGATCGGCGGCAAGCTGGCTCTCCTCGTAGCTGTTGACGTAGTAGTCTGCCCGGTCGAACGGTGGTTGGTAATCTGTCGGCGGTACCGCTTCGACGGCGCCAGCCCGGCCAGCGCGATCGACGACATCGAACGAGCCGCCGTAGCCCGTCGTGATCGATAGATCGCCAGTCCGGTCGTATTGCCGCCAGTAGTCGAGGTTGTCACGCGTGACTTCGAACGAGAGCGAGAGCCGCTTCGCTGTGAGCTCCGCGCGTTTCGTGCCGTCCTTCGTGACGGTCTCGACGGTCATGCCGTCGATCTCCCAGTCGCGGAAGTATCGGAACGCTTCCGCCGGCGTCGCTGCGGCCGACGTTGTGATCGCCGACCGGACGATCGACGCGATCGAGGACTGCTGCGGCGTCCCTGTCGCAGTCGTTGACTCGGCGCCTGCCGTGAGCGACGCGATCGCCGACTGCTTGGACGTAGCTGTCGCCGAACTTGCGAGCGCCTCACGGACAGCGATCGGCGTCGTCTCGCCCAGCTGGACACGGCCCAAGTTGAACCGGCCGAGTCGGCCGTCTTGATCTCGTGGTGGTCGGGCGCCGAGGCGCTCTTCGCCGAGTTGTGAAGTGCCGAGTTGGGACATGATGTATCGTGTACTGAAAACGTGTCAGACTGCCCAGATTGTCAAGTACCGTAATGAGCAACGCGCGTCAGCAGTGATCAATTCGTGTACGTCCAGGCCGACCCGTCGTAGATCCCGATCCCCGCTTCCCCATCGCCCGTGTTGCTCCCCGAGTCCACGTAGAAGCTCCCCTGTGCCGGGCTGGCCTCTGGCGGGTTGCCCCACCAGCCGAAGTAATAGCTCTGGCCGTCGTCCAAGTTGACGAGGCGTCCTTCTCCGGGGAAATTGCCGTCGAGAGCGTACCCTGCCGAGCCATTAAAATTCGAGGGGCGCGCCATTGCAAACCTCTCAACGTCGATCGCGGTCAGGATGACCTGCCCCTCGATCGTTTCGCTGCCTGTGGCGTCAGCTCCGGTGGCGAGCACGCGCAGATTGTTGCCGCTTTGGTTCGAGATTCCCGCGCCGGCGTCTGATCCCGTCACACCCAAGCGGCCAGCTGAGAAAGTCATCCGGCATTCTTGGCTGGACCCTTCTACGTGGACGATGCCGCCGACTGGTGCGGTCGTCGGGACAGAGACACTCCGTCCGCCATTCGCCATCGACACTCCAAAGTCCGTTTCGACAAGGCCCCCGCTTTCGACGTAGACGTGAGGGCCGTCGGTATCGTTGATGTGGCCGGTAAAGAGGTGGTGCTTGAGCACACCTTCAGCACTGTTGTCGATGTGGATTCCTGGCCCGTTCTGACTCGTCACGCGGATGTTTCGGTACTCGTTGAACCGATCCGAGGTTTCGCTTTTCAGGAAACCGCCGGTGAATGACGACCGGCAGTTGATGAGGGTGCTGCGGCGGAACCCGTCGTGGTCGGTTGTGATATTGCGGATCGCGTAGCCGTCCGAATCCAGAAACCGGTCGTTCTCGTAGTAGCAGTAAGCTGCCGCGTCATGCACACGGCAGTGACCCGCCATGTTCCGAATCGTGCAGCCGACCATCCTGATGTTCTGGCCGTCGAAATTCCGGTCGACGAGGCCATTGCCTGTGTAACTCGACCGCTGCCCGTCGAACTCGATGCCGCGGAGCCAGAGTCCGCTGGGGACACTCATCATGTCGCCGTCACCGACTTTTTGGAACGTCGTTACCGGCGCATGATGTGACGACGTTCCAGCGTCGATGAAAGTTGACGCCGGCGGCTCGAACGGCGGCGTGATATCGAACGTCGCACCCGGCTCTACCTGAATCCATGCTGGCCCCGTGGCCGATTCGATCATCGACTGCGCATCGTCGCCCGCGTCGATCTGGATTCTGCTCGTTATTTCGTCTGTACTGACCGAGTCCAAAACTGTCTCGCCGAGTTCAATTGGCACCGTCTCGCCAGTCTCGACGTCCTTTCCCACGATCTTCCCGTTCTCGTTTACGATCTTGATGTCCGTCATGAGTCGTTGGTTCCTCTCAGTTGTAGTGCCGCACCGTCTTCGAACGCCAATGCCCCGTCGGCGTGGATCTCCACCGCATCGTACACCTCACCGCTGTCGGCTCGCAACGTGTGCTGTTGCGCGGCCTCGATGACGAGGACATCCTCCAGATCCCCAACAGACTGCTCTTCAGGCTCTGGCGGTGCTGTCTCGTTCGGCTTGTCTTCAGTATTCGTTGGGTCGCCCGAACAGCCAGCGAGCACTGTCGTCGCCCCTGTGCCGAGCACTTCGAGTGCCCGCCGTCGCGTGAAATCCGGCATAGTGTGGTATCATGAAAACTCTAGCCAACCGATATAAGCTTCGGGGCATCTGGCATCACTGGCTAGCAGTGTCCTCAAGCACGAGCTCCTCGCCACTCGCCACCTCAAAGCTGAGATCCGGGTCACGGTTCAGCTCCTCGACCGTGTCGTTCGCCGTGTCCACCGTCCCGATCTTCAGTGACGGCGCCGAAGGCGCATCACCGGTCGTGTTGATCACGTACTCCGCGCCGTTGTTCGACGAGAGATCCAGCGCTACGAATACGTGGTTCGTCGCGCCATCAGTCAGTGCCAGCCCACTCACCGACGGTACCTGCACCGCGAGCGAGATCCCCTGCTTCCAGTCGTTGATGTAGTCGCCGACATCGTCTTGGACATTCACCGTTGCTTCGTGACGGATGTACGCCAGCCCGGCGCCGATGTCCAGCGCTGGCGTTCCGAAGTCCGGCGTGAACCCCATGCCGGCCTCGACGTAGTCGGTGCTGTTGCTCTGTGCCGCCAGCCCGCCGAAGTGCCCCGCGCTGGAGTAGTCCGCGTCGGACGTGCTCGGCAGGCCGGTTCCTTTGTCCTCTGGAAAGACGATCGCGTCGCTAATCTGTGTCGTGGGCATGAGTTAGTCCTCCTCCAAGCCGCCATCCCGCATCACGTACTCGCCGGCGATGTCCGAGAGATTCTCCTCGCGTTTCAGCGCACCTGTGTAGTACAGATGCGGGTTGTCGCCACTGTCACCCGCTGTCTCGCTCGTGAACGTCACGACGAGGAAGTACGAGTCCACGGTCTGGTCGCTATCGCTGACATCGAACGCGACGTCGGGAAGAGTCAGCTGCCAGTTTGGATCGCTCGTCTCTTCGGGAGCCATCGACGCGAAGTCAACCGAGACCCGGGAGTACGCTGCACCGGCAGGCTCGGTGGTGATCGCGCCGACGTCGTCGGCGTCCGCCAGCTGATCCGTCGAGTCGTTGTAGAGCCCGACATCTGCCGACGCTGGCAGCCCTCGACTCTGGGCGTTGTAGTCTTCGATACGCTTCCGCTCGAACTCCTCGCCGGTGGTGTGTAGTTGCTGTGGCATGGTTGCTTCTGCTGCTAAAAGCCGACTGCGTTAGGCCGAGCTCCGGCCGCGCCGGAAGAGTTCGCTCGACAGGATGAGGTTGATCTGCCCCCGCGTCGCCGGCGTCGCCGTGATCGTGTTCTGCCCCGGCGTCAGTTCTCCAGTGAGGTCGACCGTCTCCGACCAGCTGCTAGAACTGTCTCCGGAAACAGTTGTGATGTCGGTTCCGTTGACCGAGATCGTCACGTCGGTCGGGTAGTAGGAATTACCTTGGAACGTCGTGGTGATCTCTGGCGAGAGCGGGACAGATGAGTCGGTCGTTGTCGTTGTCCCGCCGCCGTCGCTTGTCGTTGTCGTGGTTGCCCCGCCGCTTTTGGTCGTCTCGGTTGTTGAGCCGCCGCTCTCAGTCGTGGTTGAAGTCGTAGACCACGATCCGCCGAGGACGCCTCCACTCGCCCGTGTGAAGGTCCCGTCCTGTAGGGTGACATAGCCGAAGCCGTTTTGATATGAATGGTCGTGCCCGTCCGTCTGTCCGGTTTGGAACTCGTAGTCGTTGTGCGTGTGTCGGTGGTCGAGCACGGCCTGTTCGTAGTCGTGCTGATGGCCCGGGATGTCCACTTCGTGCTGGTGGCCCGAGATGCTGACCGAGTGGCTGTGATCGGCGATGCTGACCGAGTGATCATGCGACAGTGGCGTCACCGGAGATCGCCACGCCGACCCTTGGACGACGAGATTCACGAACTGCTCGTCGACGATGTCGTCCGGCCAGTCAGGGACGATGATCTCCCGTGGGTTGCCGTCGCCGGCGACTTCGGGGCCGTACGGCGCCGTGTTCCGGTCGACGTAGCCCTGATACCCACGGTTGAACCGCTGCAGGTCCTTTCGCGCCTTCTGGTTTTGATCGTCTCTGGTCAGCAGGCGGTTCGATGTGACAAGCTTGAGGACCGCGCCGGCGGTTCCGAGCACTGATCGGCGGCTGATGACTCGTAGCATGCGGTCGATGTTCTCTTCAGGAATCTGGACGGTCACGCGGTCGCCAAGCGCAACGTCGACGCCGACGGCCGAGGTGTCGATGTCGAGATGGCGTGGCTCGCCGTCGTACTCGTTGATGCGCTGGTCGATGATCCGCTGCAGCCGCGAGACGGCTTTGATCTCTTTGTTCTCGTATTCCTTCCAGTTCGGGCGCCCGCCATTGTAGGAGTCAGCGGTTGCCGTCGCAGTGATCTGGTCCGGCCCGCTCTGGGCGCCGAACCCGCGGATGTGCGTGACATCTTCGCGGGCGTCCTCAGTGATACGCGGGTTGTCGACCACCGTCTGCTCGCTCGGCGAAAGCACGACGCCGGGTTTGTCGGTCCCGCGGCGGTCGACGTAGTCGATCGTCCGGTCGTAGTTGTACCGCAGCTCGGCGCCGGTCGCTTCGGCCACGCTGCGGATGCCCTTACTGGGCTCGGCGTAGCTGAACGACATCGAGAGGTTGCTCGCAAGCGTGTCGATCGTGCCCGCCGAGAGCGTCGGCACGAGATCGATGAGGTCCTGCACGATCGTGCTGTCGTTGACGTTCTGGTAGACGACGTTCGCCCCCGTCGGCTCGGCTTGCTTGGCGTCGAGCTCGTAGGACTCGACCGAGACCGTCACGCTGCCGTTCCCGCGTCGATCTTCGTCGAACCGCCCGGCGAAGAACGTTGACCCGTCCGGCTTCTCGATGATGAGCCGGTCGTTCCGCCGGTCGAGGACGTCCTCGACGTCGGCCCACGCGCTCCGGAGGAGCTCCACTTCGGCGCGCGCCATCTCGCCTTTCAGCTCTTCTTTCTTGTTGGCGGTCTGCGCCGAGACAGTCGTCTTCGTGGTGCCATCCGAGCCGTCGATCCGGAGTGAGATTCCTACCATGATCAGAATGGGTCGTGGCGGCCGCTGCTGTCCTCGATCGTCACGTCGACGTCCATCCCCTCCTCGATCGTGCGGATCAGCGCGTCCAGCTTCTGCGCGACCACGTCGGTCCGATCAGCCTGCTCGAGCGCGCGGCGGACATCGTCTTCGACGTCAACCTCGCCACCAGCCATCGCGGTCTGGTCGAATTGCTCAAGCTGACGCGTCTCGGCAGGGTTGAGCACGCGCTCGCCGGGGTGGCCGACGTACAGACCTTCCTCTTCGATCAGCCCGCCGGTGTCGAGTTGCGGCAGGTCGATGCGCTTCTCTGGGACGACGGTCTGGCCCTGTATCTCGACCTCGTCAATGCCGATCGAGGACGGGACGGCGTGATTGAACGCTTGCTTGAGCGCTTCGGCAGCTGCTTCGCCAGCCCCTCTGAGAGCGCCGACGATCGCGTCCTTTGCGTTGGGGCCGAACTCGTCGGTGAGGTAGGTGACGATGTCGCCGACGACGCCCGTCACGTCGCCGTGCAGCGTGCCCTCGCCGGTGCCGATCAAGTAGCCCAGCGCCGTCTTCGCGCTGCTGACGATCGTCCCGAACGCGCCCTTGATCAGGCTGACACCGGTGCCGATGAGGTACGTGTCGATCGCACCGAGCACGTTCTTGATGTCGCCGTACAGCGTCCGTTCGCCGGTGCCGATCAGGTAGTTCAGCGCGGTCTGTGCGCCCGTGATCAACAGCCCGAACGCGCCGGTCAGCAGCGAGATTGCGTCCGTCTGGAGCCACGTGACCAGTCGGCGCCACGTTCGCTGAGCGAAGCCGACGATCGAGTTCCACGCGCCCTCCCAGTCGCCTTGGAGGACCTGCATCCCGACCGTCACGGCCGTCATGATGAGGTCCATCCCCGTCTCGGCGATCGTGAGGATCGTCCCGAACGCCGCGTCGGCGATCTTCATGATGTCGTCACCGAAGACGTTCCATGCTTGGGTCATCAGCCGGAGCACCGGCCGGACCGTGGTGCGGTAGATGCCGCGCAGGATGCGGCTGATCGTCCGCTGGATCGTCCCGAACGTCTGCTGGGCCTCACGGATGAGCGTCCGGCCGTGGACGCTCCACTGGCGCTCGATCAGCGACAGCACCGGTTTCAGGATACCGCTCCAGAGTCGGCTGCCGACATCTTGGACGGCCTCAGCGATGGCCTCGAAGCGCGATGTGACCACGCCTTGGGTCTCTTCGAGCGCCTCGCTGGTGGCGTCGCGGATGCCGTAGACGTTGGTCGCCCACGCAGCGCCGAGCGTCCCGATCGCCACCGCCGCCGCGGCCGCCGGGTTGCTGATGCTGGCGAGCGCGAGCGCCGCCTTCGCCAAAACCGGCGAGACCAGTGTCATCGTCGAGACGAACGAAGCGACGTTGTTGTCGAGGCTGTTGACCGCGTCCATCGCGCGATCAAAGGCTTGGACGGCCATCGTGAGCGCCGGCGTGACGATGTTCAGGACGCGCGTCCCGAACTCTGTCATCGTCGGCGCGATCTCGACGAACGACTGGGCAAGTGGGCCGAGCGTCGCGCCGACCTCAAGCATCACCGGGATCAGGTTCTGCAGCATCCCGGGCACGCGCGGGAGGACTCCCTCGGTCCACTCGACGAACGGCGGCAAGAATCGCGTTGCCAGCGTGGTGGCCATCTCCGCGAAGGCCGGCAACGAGCCGATGATCGACTCGCCGAGCGCGAGGAACTGATTCGCCAGCTCCCGAACCACGTCTTGGGCCGGGACGAGCTCGGGGATGGTGTCGATCAGCGACAGCATCAGCGTGTCGAGCACGCGAGCGAACTCATCGAAGACTGGAGCGAACTCCGATCGGATCGTCGCCGTGAGTTGGTCGAACGTGGACTGAAGTTGTTCGCCGTTCGTTGCGACGGCGCCGATGAAGCCGGCGAGGCCGAGGCCGGCGATCGAGCCGGCGACGGTGATGAAGCCGCCCATCGCGGCCAGCAGTGGCGCCATCACGGTCGAGAGCGCCAGCAGCGCCGGGATCAGCGTCGTCAGCGTGGCGGCGCTCAAGCTGTTGAACGACACTTGCGTCGAGGCCGCCGACGCCGCGAGCGACGAGAAGCCGCTGCTCGACGCGCCTGCTTTCGCGCCGGCAGCCAGCGCCTCGTTGCCGGCCTTCTCGACGCGGCCTTGCAGGAGATGCATGGCGGCCGCTGTCTCGGTTGCTTCGTCACTGAGTCGTTCCGAGCTCTGGACCGCGGCCTCAACTGCGCTCACGTAGTCGGCGCTATCTGCAGTAACTTCTGCGTGGAGTGGATTTCCGGGCATGATAAAAGGTGGTCGTGTCGGTCAGGCCTCGACGCCGAGATCGTCAAGCATCTCTTGGCGGGCCTTCTGCTGGCCGCGTTGCAGTTCGCGTTTCCGCGAACTGGCGTGCGTCCCAGAGTGGTCGGCGTTCTGTTGCGGCTGTTCCCTGATGATGAAGCCTAACTGGAGCCGGGCGAGTTCTTGGGGCGTGTACTCGGCGACGTCCATGAACGTGAGCCCGCACTCCTTGTGGAGCCACGCGTCGAAGCTCGCTCGGAGTTCGACGCGGCTCAGTCCTGATTTCCCTCGGTCGCTCCCTGGGCGGCCTCCTCGAGTGCCTCGACGAACTCGTCGGTGTCTTCGGCATCGAACATCTTCGCGAGGATGGCGTTCCCGAGAGCGTCGGTGACGGCCGGGCGGACGTCGTCCCACGAGTCGGCGCCGAAGTCCTCGGGCTCGTGTGTAGCAAACTCGTCGAGGAGTTCGGCGGTCAGCTCATCGGAGAGCTCTTCGTCCTCGCCCTCGAGGCGCTGCGTCCATTCGTTCCGCTGGCCAGTCGTCGCCGGATAGATCTCGGCCTCGTACTCCTGGCCGTGGATCTCGACGTCCTCCGTGACGGCCATGAGCTCGCCATCGCCGTCGCGGTCGTGCGCTACCTCCGTGATCGACGGGGTTGTGTCCTGTTCAGACATCAGTTACTCGCCTCCAGTTCGATCGCGGGATCGCCCGAGCAACCGAACGTCTCCGAGACGCTCGCGACGGCCTGCTCGGCTTCGATGGTCCGCGTTGCGGAGTCGGTCGGGACGCCGTTCTTGAACCGGACGGTTCCACCCGAGAGTTCGTGCTCGATATCCTGCTGGACCTTCTGCAGGCTCTCCATCATCGATTTGTGGCTGACGTACGGGCCAGCTGCGTCGGCGTCGACGGAGACATCGCGGTTCCCAGCGTCGAGCGCCGGCGCGCGCGTCTGGTGGAGCGCCTGTGTGTTGATGTTGTTCTCCACCGTCCAGGACGCCGAGTTGATCCGCGCCCGGACCGCCTCGCCAGCCGGCCGCTCGAAACGGTCGCCGACGAAGTGCTCGAAGCTCGAGCCGATGGCACTGGCGTGACTGCCGGCGCCGGTCGGCGGGACGCCCCGGTCGCCGTCGACCGGCTGGTCATCGTCGCTGTACTCCAGGCCGCCGGTCAGCTCGCAGAGCGTCGTACCGGACCCGTCGGAGATCGTGACGTTGCCCTCCGGGTTGTCGGCGAGCCAGATCGCGTCGATGTCGCTGAACGTCGACGTCGTCGTGACCGCCGTATCACCGGTCAGGGCGATCGTCTCGGTCGTACTGCCGTCCTCGCTCTCGATCGTGATGTCCATCGTGTCGTTTGCGTTTGTCGACACGATGTCGAGCGTCGTCCCTGCGCTCGGCTGGTGGATCTTGTAGGAACGATTCTTCCGCGTGGTCAGGCCGAGCTCCATCAGGATCGGCTGCTCGCCGGACGGGTCGAGCGTCGGGGAGACAGAGTCGACGCCGGCGCCGCGGACGACAGAGTACTCGCGAACGCCGGCGCCGTCGTTCCCGCCGCCGTACTCGCGACGGCCGACCGCGAGCAGTGTCCCGAGCAGGTCGTTGTACTGGTCGCGAAGGATGCCGTACGCCGATGCGTCGACGGGGTTGCCGCTGCCGTCGACGGGGAACTGCTGGAGGTCGTAGCCGACCGTCGCCTCCGGCTCTTCTGGCCCGCGATTATGGTCGACCGCGTCGGGCGTCCCGAGGCTATCCTGTCGGGCAAGCGTCGCGCCGACGTCCATTTCGAACGTCCGGATGACGTCGGAGAATCGGTTCCACTCCGGATCGGTTGGTACTGCGCCGGGCGAGGGCTCTTCGACCCACTCGTAGCGCCCGGGAAGCGCGCCAGACTCTGCTGTCGTGCCGCTCTGTGATTCAGATAGGCTCATTCGTTATCGGTCTCCTTCGGGGTGATGTCGTCGTAGTGCTCCACGAGCCGCTCGCCGACCTCCTGGGTGACCTGCGCCACGCCGTTCGACGAGAATTCGACGCCCGGGGGGGTCGTAGTCGTCTCCCATCAGGTCCTCGTTGTAGAGGCTCTGGAGCTGCTGATTGCTGGTCTGGATGAACATGGTTGGAAACGGAGTCAGGGTAGCCGACTCCAGGAATAGAGGACGACGCACTGCTCGAGGAACACCGTCGGCGTCGCGTCGTAGTCGTCCGGTGCATCGGCGCCGCGGTACGAGCCGAGGCTATTGAACTCGGTGTCCAGCGGCGTGGCGTTCGCGAGGCAGACGTCTTCGACCTCGTTGATGAGCTCGTCGACGACATCCTCTGCGTCGACGGGATCATGCTGGGACGAGTTACCGGTGTAGCCCTCCTGGCTGGCTTCGGCCCGCGCCGTAACGAGCAGCTGGCCAGTGCGATCCTGGCCAGGCCCCTCGGCCGTGATGAAATTGTAGCCAGTGCTGCCGGGCGCCGTCTCGTTCGTCCGCTGCACTGTCAGCGACGGGTAGGTCTCGCCGACGTCCTCGAGAGACTCGCCGACCGGGATGAACGCCTCCTCACCGGGACTCGCGTGGACGTCGTAGCCGACGGCGCCGGCAGGATCCCAGTCTTCGAGCAGCGCCTGGTCGATGAAGACCTGCTCGGCGCTGTCAGAGAGTCGTGTCTTCGTCATCGGCCGATCACCGCTGTTACCGTGACGGATCTCCATGCACCGGCGGCGACGCAGTTGCAGTTCATCGGTTTAGCGCCGCACTCCGTGCAACTGTGGACGGTGAGGGTTGTGTCTGGCATCCGGGTTAGACCCCCACCGCCTCAAGCTCGATCGTGCCGTTGTGCTGGTCGATGTCGTCCTGGACCTCGTACATGGTCTGGTCGGCGGCATCCCGGATCCGAACCGGGGCCTCGGTTTCCTCTCCCCAGCCAGTCCACTGCTGGCCGGTGTCGTCGCGGACGCGCACGATGACGTCGATCTCCGACGTGGTGCCGGATCGGTCCCGGTCGCTGTCCGCACTCGGCGAGTCGATGCGGGCGTCGTATGCTGCGTTCGGGAGATCGGGATAGGAAACGGTCCAGCCGTCGCCCTGGCTGTAGGTGGTCGTAGGCTCGTACACCTCGATCGAGGTGTTCGCGAGCTCGGTGGAGTGGACGCGCCGCAGCGCGTCGGCGATACGGTCGCCAGCCATCTCAGGCACTCACCTCGATGTTGCGCTGGACGAGATCCTGCCCGGCGTTTGCCGGCAACGACCCGGTTTCGGGCGGGTCGAAATCCTCAGCGTCTGGCAACGAACTCGGCGACGACGGCACCGCAAGCACTGACGCACGGAGCACGCCGGTGTCGACCAGTCCTTTCTCAGTGATGATCTCCTTCACGCGGCGCTCGAGTGCGAGCGCGATGACGCGAACGAGCTCTCGTGGCCCGTCGATCTGCTCCAGCGACGTCTCCGTGTTATCACGAACGAACGCCGAGAGGTCACGCTCGGCTTCCGCCAACGCCGGCCGGAAGAACGGTTTCGGATCCATCTTTGAGGTGCCGAACTCCAGGAACACGCCGTACTCAACCGCGGTGCCAACGTGCCACGTCCCCGAGGGCTTGCTCCAGTCCGCTGCTTCGTCCTGGAGCTCGCGCTTGTGGGCCCCGACGCCACGGATGTCGAAGTCGAAGTTGGTCATCGGTCAAGACCTTTCGCGTTGGGCACGTCGATCGAGGCGCTCGGTTTGTCGGCGCCGGCGAGCGACCCCGTCGGGTCGAGCAGTACAGCCGTCTGGCCGTAGGTCGTTCCCGACAGTCCTTCGCCGGTCTCGCCCTCGAAAGAGACGTTCCCGCCGCCTTCGCCAGCAGAGCTGACTTGGCGTTCTGGACCGCTGGCGACCAAGTGGGCGGCCAGCTGCGTGACGACGTCGTCACGCGCCTCGGCGTCGACGGTCTTGCCCTCGATCCGCCGGTCGTACATCCGGCCGGCGGCGTCGATGAGCGCCTGTAGCTGGCTGTCTGCGAGGTCTGTCGATCCGAGTGCGTCGGCTACGTCGTCAGGTTGGACTGCCATGCTGTAACGTTGTTACTCGAGTTCGTCGAGTCGGTCGTTGATCGCGTCCAGCGCGCCCGAGCGGTTCTGCTCGTGCTGCTCGAGGTCGCGGATCGCGGCGAGTTCCTCGCGGTTGTCGATGTCCTCGACGAGGTCGGCGATCTCGTCGTTCGTGCGCTCGGCGGGATCGAAGCTGACGGCGTCGCGCACCGTCTCGATGCCGTCCTCGAACGACTCGAAGCCGGCGTCGTCCGCGTCGATCTGCTCGACATCGTGCGGGTGAGCAGCGACGATCCGTTCGGCGTCGTCGCCGATCTCCTCGCCGGGCTCGATGACGCGATCATTCCGGTGATCGCGGTAGGCGTGAGCGCCCACCCAGCGGTAGTCCGCCATCACTCACCACCTACCCATTCGACTTCGGGCTCGGTGGCGAGGTCGTACTCGTCCGACGCCTCGATTGCCGCAGCAGCGGCGAAGAGCAGCGACTTCCGCTTTTCTTCGCGCTGGAGATCGTCGAGCGTGAGGACGAGACGGCCCTCCTCGTCGAACTCTGCGTAGTCGGGGTGGTTCTCGATGATCTGCTCGACGCCCTCGTCACCGTTGACGCCGTCGTCGACGTCACTGTGGTAGAGCGTCATCGTCAGATCCCGTCGTAGTTGACGACGCCGAGGATGTCGTCGTAGGTCGACCGGAAGAACGGCACGCGGCTCGACAGGGCCTTGTACCGGGTCGCCATCGGGCCGGGCTCCCAGCTGAGGTTGGTCGGACCCTGCGCGTTGACGACCGACATGACGCGCGAGTCGCGCACGACCATGACTGCCTCGCCGTCGGGGATGAAGGGCGTCTCACGCAGCGTGACGTACGGATGGTCCTGCTGGAGGCGCTGGCGGACGGACTGGTTGCCGTCGCCGCGCGGGTCGGCCTTGTCGAGGACGCTGTTGTGCGTCTGGTTGTAGTAGAGGTAGACGCCTCGGGACCGCGGCATCAGGTTGCGGTCGTTGTTCGGGCCGAGCGTCTCGAGCTCTTCGACCATCTGCTCGACGGTGTCCTGCACGTTCGACAGCGACGAGCTGGTCCACGTGCCCGGTGCCGAGCCCGTGATCCGGGCGTCGGTGGTGAGGTAGCCGTCGACGGAGAACGTCCCGCCGTTCGGGCCTTGGACGTCGATGCCCCAGCCGTTCAGCATGATCTCGTCTTCCTTCTCGCGGATGAGGCGGCCGGCCTCTTCGGCCTTCCGCGCCTCCTTGTCCGAGCCCATGTTCTGGGACTGCGCCTGATCGCGGGCGCCGATCGAGTAGTCGACGTGGATGATCGGCTGGGCGACGCCGACTGGCAGCGTCGCGGTGCCGTCTTCGTCACCCTTCGCTTGGCCGTCCATGCTGACCTCGGCTTCGGTCTGCATGTTCGACTCGGCCTGCTCGGTGTAGACGGTGAACGACAGGTCGCTGTTGACCGTGTCGATGCCGAGGGCGTCGTCCAGCAGCGTGAGCTCGAGGTCGACCTCGTCGATGATCTCGTCGGAGCGGTTCGCCCACTCGTCGTAGTCGAAGAGCTGGGCGTTGGCCCGCGGCGACGCGTTGGCTTGGGGCTGCGGGTTGAGGTAGCCCATCGTGAACGCGCCGTCGAGCGTCTCCCAGAACGACGGGCCGCGTTCGGAGTTGGCGCGGATCTGCTTGCGCGCCTGCTGTCGCTGCTGGGGCGTCTGCCCGAACAGTGCGGTCCGATGCAGTTGCGTCGGCGGTTCGAGATCGTTCGGCGTTCCAGTGTTAGCCTGCATGATTTAGAGCACCTCCACGTTGAGGCGGGCACGCTCTCCCGCGGCCGCGCCAGAGTTGTCGTTCGCTTCGCGCGCGACGGCCACGGCAGCGCCGCCGGTCGTCGTGATCTTCAGCGACCCGTCGTCGTTGGAGCCGAGTCGGTCACCCGGCGAGACGTTCGCGTTCGACGCCGTCGCAAGGTCCGACCCGGAGGCGAGCAGTGCGTTCTGCACGGTCTCGCCGGCGGTGAAAACCCGGACTTCGACGAGGGTTCCGCTGGGGATCGTCTGTTCGATCGGGTCTGCGTCGGAGACGTCGCGCGCCGGCGGCGTCGACGGGACCATCGCAAACTGCGCTTCCGGCCCCAGCTTGTCGACCGTCGAGACGGCGTCGTAGATCGGCTCGCCGTCCGCGTTCGTCCCGGTCTGGACGAGCAGCTCGCCGGGCGTGAGATCGCTGCCCGCTTCGCCCTCCTTGTACCGCGCTTCGCCGTAGGTGCGGCCCGCGACATCGGTGATCGACTTCGCCATCAGGCACCACCTCCGATGGTACCGTCAGGGTACTCGTCAGCGTCGTCGCCACCAGCGTTCGCGGTCGCACGGTCGGCTGCACCGGTCGCGCCGGGCAGTGTGCTGTTGCTCGACAGCCCGGTCTCGATGTCTGCGAGGACCGACTCGGGCGTGTCCATGAGATCGTCCTTGTCGTCCTCGTCGTACTCGGCCGAGTTGGCGACGATCCGCTCGACGCGCTGTTCCTTCTCGGTCTGCTGTTGGGCGTTGGCGACGACGTCCTCGAGGCTGTCCTCGGTGACGAAGCCTTGGTCGGCGAGTTCGTTTCCGAGCTCGTCGACGGTCAGGTCGGCGATCGTCTGCCCGCCAGTGTTCGTTGCCTGTCCGTTATCGTCATCGTCGTCGCCGTTACCGTCTCCGCCGGCGTTGGCGACGATGTGCTCGTGAGTCGACTGGAGACAGGCGTCGCCCATGCCCTCCAGCGACTCGCGCTTGATCTCGCTGTTCGCCGTGATCTGCTTGATAAGAGTGTCTCGTTCCATGGTAGCTCCCGGGTCGTCGCCCGGGTCAGAACTGCCGCGATCTGGGTTGCTGTCGGTCGGGGCTGTTTCGTAGCCACCTTCCGGGACGCCAGATTCCGTACCGGATTCCGCCGGCTCGTCTCCGCTCGATCCTGTCAGCCCGATCGTCGACGCGACCCGCTTCCCGAGTGAGAGCAGCGTGTTCGCCGAGGGCTCGCCGTCATCGGTCGACCCGAAGATGTCGTCCGGCGCCGCCTCCAGCATCTCGCCGACCCACTCGGAGACGTCGTCCGCAACGTTTTGGCCGAGCCCTTCGACGCCACCCCGACCGCCAGAGAGCGCCGCGTCGATCGCGACCAGTGCCCGCGTGTTGACCGGGGCGTCCGGCGCCGTCCGGAAGGGGAGCTTCCAGTTGGCCTTCGCATCGCGGTTGCTCTCGCCGGTCGGGTGGACGGCGTGCGTTGCGTCGAGGAGATCACCCGCCTCGTTGTCCTCGGATGGGTTGGGCAGGCCGGCGATCGCGTCGCTGCCGTCCCACTCGTCATCCGTCCACTCGTCGACGTCGTCGGGGCTGACGTCGGTCAGGGAGTAGTTGGTCGCGTTGCCGGTGGAGTCGCGGCCCAGGTCCTCGCCGTGAGGGTCATCGGCCTGGTCGGCGTTCGCGACCGGCGCCCGGACGACGCCCGCGTTGGCCGTCGCCTGCTGGGGCTTGAACCCACAGCCATCCTCGAGCGAACAGACGCCGGGCTTGGTCGGGAGGATCGCGATGCTGTCGGCGTTCGCGATCGCCTCGACCTCCTCCCGGTGCTCGCCGTCGTACTCGCCCGGCGGGAGCGGCTGCGGGAAATACTGGCTGGAGACGTCGAACGGGTCGCCGTTCTCGAGCGCCTCCAGGAGCTCGGTCGCCGCCTCGGCGTCCTCGCGGGCCACGGCCTCGCCGTTCGCGATCGCCTCGAGGCGATCGGCGTTGTGCGCGAGGTCGGCCGAGACCGACCCGTCGTCGTTCAGCGACGGGTTCTCGGCGTGGCCGATGACTTTCCGACGGCGGACCTCCTCGTCGTTGGCCGAGACGTAGAAGCCGCCGTGATCGTCGTCGTACCACGGCCGGTCGGGGAGGTTCTTCGGGTGGTTGATCGTCAGCGGCTGCTCGTCCCACGCCGGCGCCGAGTTGGCGACCGACTGCTCGGGGACGTACCCGCCGGCCAGCTCCATCGGCCGGATGAAGGTGACGTTCTTCGCGACCAGGTGGCGATCGCCGTCGATCGTCCGCTCTTCCACCTGCTCGGGGTCGACGCTGTTCGCGATGAGTGTGTAGTGCATGGTATCAGGCTCCTGAAAGCACAGTTCCCGGAACGCGCTCGGCCAGCGGCGACGTCGGCGGCTCGCCACCGACGCTCGGCAGGATCACACACCGACCGTTCGGGTGCGCCGGCGGCTGCAGCCGGTAGACCTGGCCGCGCCACTCGACGGCGCCCGATCGCATCTCGTCGATCGCGAGCGCGGCGCCGGAGAGCCGCCGGCAGAACGAGCACGTCCGGTCGTCCTGGGTCGCCTGCCACTCGCCGTGACTGACGGTGTCGACGCCGGCGCGCTCGTAGGTCGTGAGCGTCGACTCGCTGTGGGCGTGGATCGTCTCCGTCCGGCAGAAGGTTTCGGCACGCGTCCGCTGGATGTCGCGTAGTTCGCCGGTCACCTCACGCGCCATCTTCCGCGGGTGCCACCCCTCGGCGAACCCCCGCGTGACGATCTCCCGAACCTGCGGCGCCGCCTCATCGGTGATCGATTCGAGGTTCTCGTAGGTCCGCGTGTAGAGATCGCGGAGCGTCTTGGCGTAGATCGGGCGCTCGGGCAGCTCCGCGTCGGGGATGTTCTCGACGCTGGCGCCGCGCTGGAAGAGCAACCCCGTCGCTTGGTTGGCGCCTCGGGTGACCGCAGACCGGATGTACGCCGCCGTCCAGTGACTGCCATCGGCGACCGCGTCGGCGTCGATCGGCGCGAGGATCTCGTCGCGCAGCGCCCGGCGCAGCCACCGGACGAACTGCTCGGTCTTCCCGCGGTCAGTCGGGAAGTCGAACGCCTCGCGCTCGTCGGCGTTCGCACGCAGTCCGAGGGCGTCGTTCTCGTAGCCGATCGTCCGCCGGACGAGGCCACGGACGCGACGCCAGCGCCGCCGCATCTCGTCGAGGAACTGCTCCTCAACGACCGTCGACGTCGCCCGCCCTCGTCGGTTGGCCGTCGGCGGGTGGGTGTGCGTGGCGGCCATCAGTCGGCCCATCCCCCTCTCCAAGCAGTGGTCCCCAACGCGGAATCTTTCATTGAGGCACACAATTCCTCATCCTTCAGTTCGCCCATGCAGCACGCGCCGCCGCAGTCGAACTGCGCACCCATCGACGACCACGCATCCAGCAGGATCACGCGCGCCGGCGTCTCGGACTGTCGCCAAGACGGCGGCATCGACCAGTCGTTGGCCGTGATGTCGGCGCCGAGAACATCCAGCCACGCGGCCAGCGTGCTGGTGGTGCTGTTCGCCTCTACGACATCGGCCGCCGGGTCCGCAACGTCGACGTCCGGCCCCTCGGCCGCCTCGAGGTCACCGGCATGGTAGAAGTTGACCGCCGTCTCATCGAGCATGATCACGGCGTACACGGGCGACTCGCTGCTGGCCTCCATCCCGTCGACGGTGCCCTCTTGGACGGCGTCGTCGACGAGGCCCTTCCCGTCAGGCGTCGCAACCCAGCCGCCGGCCTCGTAGCGAGTGGCGTTCGCCGTGCCGGTGAGCGCTTGGAACGACTGCTGGACGCGCGGGTCGTCCTCGTCGAGCGGTGCGTTACTGGTGGTGTCCTCGCGCTCGGGGAACTCGCCCTTCTCGACGAACCGTTCGGCGCGCTCGCCACTCAGGCCCGGGACCGCCGCCTGCAGGTTGGCCACCGTCGATGACCGCGTCTCTTGGATGTTGGCTTCCTCCTGTTCGGAGAGCTCGGTGAGGTCCGGCCAGATGAAGTCGAACCACTCGCCAGCAGGCTCCGGCAGGACGCCGTCGTCGATGTGGTGGTTGATGACCGCCCGGGCGATGTAGGGCTCGGCGTACTGCTGCTGGCGCTCGCCGATCATGCTGAGGTACTGCCGCTCGTCTTTCTCGGCGCTGGCGAGCTCGCCCAGCGATGCGCCCTCGAGGACGCGCTGCGGGATGCCCGTCTGCGTCGAGATCGCGCGCACTTCGTTGTCGACGATCCCAGTCGGGTCCTTCACCTCGCCGCCAAGGCGGTTGACCTCGGCGCCGGTTGTGCGAAGGAACGGCTGCAGACCGTGATACCAGTCCTGTAGGTCCTCCTCCATCATGTCGAGCGCGTCGCCCGACGTGTCGACCTTGTCCGGGTCGAGGTTGACGTTCAGGCCGTAGTCGGCAGCACGGTAGGACAGCTCGGCCGTCGAGCCGAGCGCCTTCTCGATGTCGAGGATGTTGTTGACGACGGGCTCCTGTCGCGGTCGGGCACGCGTCTCGTCGTCGTCCAAGACGCGCGCCGGGACGTCGATCACCCGCGAGTGGTGGATGGTGAGCGTCGTGTTCTCCTCATCCTGCGTGCCGGCGTCGGCGTCGTCGCCGAGGTCGATCTGGTACTCGACCGGCTTACCCCAGCGGTCCGAGCCGGGCGCGCCCCACTCGATGTCCTCGATCATCGGCTCCGGGTAGACCCGGTAGCCGTTGATCATGTCGAGGCCCGACGCGTTCTCGACGCCAGTGAACGGCGCCTCGAAGTCCTCCGGACCGTTCGTGTCAGCGTAGTCGATCACCAGCAGCCCGTGCCGGCCGATCCCGGCCATCCGGTCGACCCGGTGGGCGTAGTGCCAGAGATCGTGCTCTCGATCGAGCTTGGTGATCGACCGCTCGAACTCGGTCGGGTCGCGCTGGGCGTCTTCGTCCTGATCGGCGCGATCGCGGACCTCCGGCGCGTGCTTCCACGTCGTCTTCGGCTTCTGGGCGACGACGGCGTACGCGTAGGCGTTGCGCAGGTAGAGCGCGTAGTAGTTGTCGGCGTCCCAGTCGGCGTTGTTGCCGCGGTTCGGCCAGCCGAAGGTGTCGTACCAGTCACGGTCGTCATGCCCGGAATCGCCGAGCTCGTTTGCGAGCGACCACCGCAGACCGTCGATGACGGCGTTCGCCCGGACGGCGATCTCGCCAGCGTCCGGCTGCTCGCCGTTCTGTGTGTTTGAACTCATGAAAAGTTACCAAGTTGGTGAGGGCTTCTCTTCCTCGAAGTCGACGCGGTCGACCCACAGCGCCATCAGCGCGGCGTCGAGGTAGTCCGGCGAGTGACCGAGCTCCTCTTTGATCGCGTCCTTCGACGTCGCCTGATAGACTTCGGCGCCATTCTTCCCACGGCTGTCGAGCGTTCGTTCCTCGTACTGGATGACGCGAGCCGCGGCCAGTGCCTCTTTCCGAAGCTCTGAGTTGGCGATACTGCCGCCCTGTTCGAGGAACTCGCCGAAGTGGTGGAGCGCCTCTGCCCACTTGTCTTTCCAGCGTGTCATCGCCACGGGCTTCGTGCCGTTCTGGAACCCCGTCACGTTCGGGCACCGGTCGTTGACGTAGTCGTGGAAGCCGGGTGCGTAGCCCTTGTCCACGGCGACATCGGGATTCGGCCACTCGCTCAGCCCGGGCGTCGACGCCGTCCCGTCGACGACCTCGGGCTTCTGTTGCTCGTGGTTGTCGCCCTGCTCGGCGTAGTGGACACGCAGCTCGAGATCGTGCAGTCCGATCATCACGGTGCTGTCCGTCGTCCGGGCAACGTCGATCCCGACCGCCTGGGGCGTCTCCCTGACCTGGCCGGGCTTTCGGTCGTACGCCGAACGGACATCGCCGGGCTCGATCGGCCGGAGCACGCTGGCGCCGCCCGGCGGGACGATCCCGCAGCGCCGGCGATACCACAACGAGTGGAGATCCTCGCGGAACTCGTCGTTCGGGAGTTCGTTGAGGTTCTCAGGGAGGACAGCGCTGCGATTTTCGGGATCGGCGCCGAGCCACGGATCCGACCAGCGGATCGCCTGCTCCAGCCCGGGCCACTCTTCGTCGTGGTACTCACGCCAGTCCTTCCGCAGCTTGTGAGTGGTGGCGAGCCCGCCAATCTCCTCACCCTGATCAAGGCCGCGGTCGATGCGGACGTTGTGGCACTCCCAGGTCGGGAACTGGAGGTGGTGCCACTCGTCGTTCTCGATCAGTTGGTGGACGATGTTTCCCGACCCGTCCGGCGGGTTTGAGATGACGAGGACGCGGTCGTCAGCGTCCGTCGCAGTCGACCGGACACTCTCGATGTGGTCAGCCGTGACGCCGGGCTTGTCCGCTTCCTCGACGATATAGATGACGTGGTCGTTGTGCGGGCCCTGAAGGTCATCGGGGTATCGCGGGGAGACGCACTCGAAGAACCACTCGTCGTCCAAACCGGTGCGGATCTCGCGGTCGCCGTCCATCGTGCGCCCGCCGAACATCTCGGGAAGCGGGCTGTCACGGTAGAGGCTGCGGGCGGGCTTCCAGATGTTCGTCTTCAGCGTCCCGCTCGTCCCCGCGGTGACGTTGACGATCGTGTCCGGGTTGCAGTGCAGCCCGGCGACACCGCCCGCCGCTGCGATATAGCTCTTCCCGACGCCGTTGGCCGCCGAGACAACCACCTGCTCGTGTTCGTGGAGCGCTGCGAGGATGTGGTCCTGAACGAACGTCCGCTCCAGGTCGAGCAGGTCCTCGATGAACCGGGCGTAGCGATCCGGGCCCGTCGACGGCGCGTACTGCGCCATAACCTCGCGGATCGTGTCGACGTCGACGCCGGCGTCGGAGCTGGTAGTCGTGCTCATTGCAACACATCGCGCAGGGCATCAGCAACGTCTTCCTTTGCTTGGGCGTCCTGCGAGTCAGGGTCTTCCAGGAGCCCGAGGTCTTTCAGCCACATCCTGCGGTCGTTCGAGAGCTTCTTTTGCGCGGCCAGCACGACCGACTCGCGGTACCGTCGTTGGCTCTCGATCTCGCCCTCGCCGATCGGCACGATCTCGGTCTCCTCGTCAACGAGCGGGTGGCCGCTCTCTAGTCCCTCGGGCTTCTCGTCGGCCCACCGATCGAGGCCGATGTCCTTCGCGTGCGTGACGGCGATACGGAAGAGCTCCGACTCGATCCCCAGCGGGGGGTCTCCATGGAGATCACGGTAGCGGTCGAGGTAGTCCGCGAAGACGTCGTCGACGAACTCCCGGAGGTCGTCGTCGAGGACATCTTGGTAGTACGAGTTGTGATCGGCGTAGGCGCCGTGCGTGACGCCGTTCGTGTTGCCCTCGGGTGCGCCGGCGCCTTCGCGTGCGCCACCGGAGCCGCCGGCGCCGCCATGGAACTTGCAGGGTCCCGAGTCGTTGTCGGTGCCCCAGCCGGCTGGATGGCCGCACGGCTCGCCTTCCCGGTTCGTTCCCGGACAGCGCTCAGCATCGTCACTCTCGTCGTTCATGGGGTTGATTGCATCTAGGATTCCAGTCCGAGAGCCGAGAGCGCGGTTTGCGTGCGGTTCGAGGGCGTGTAGCCGGTGATAAACGCACGGTGTCGCGCCACGTCCCAGGGCACATCGACGCCGTCCTCCGGCGTCGGGAGCGAGAGGTCGACGACGATGTCGTCCGCGGTGCGACGGAGAAACCAGTGGGCGCCCTCGTAGTCCGGGGATACCTCGCTCCAGTCGAGGCGGTAGACATCGAAGGCGTCGCGCCCACTGGTGGCATGGAAGTAGGCCTCGGCGAGCAGGTAGCACGCGCCTTCGACAGGGTCGACGTCGTCGTAGTCGTACTCGTCCTTTCGGACGCCGGGGTTCGACCGGACGTACTCGCGTAGCTGCGCTGCCGTGTCGTCCGGTTCGACGAAGACATTAGTCATGCGTGCAGGATGCCGTTGGTCAGTCTGTCCACCCCCACGGCGTCCGAACTCGTGGGCGTGTTGTGTCGCAAGGGTTACACAGCGGTTCGCCGTCCTCGGTCTCGCCCGCAGGGTCGAAGGGCACGTCTTGATCACAGCCGACACAGCGGAAGGTCATGGTCAGAACAGTGCGGAGCCGAAGGCGGCGAGGATCAGGAGCTGGAGCAGCGTCCCGATGACGTAGCCGCCCTTGAAGTAGTGCGGTTCCTGCTGGACGTCCTCGATGTCGGGGAGCTCGCCCGGGCGGGCTTTGGGCGTCCGCATCCCGTCGTAGACGCCGTGGGCGAATGCGTGCCACTCGATGGCATACGATAAGAACCCGTCACGCTCGGTCTCGTCCTCGGTGGCGCCGTCAGGAAGATCTGGCATCTTAGGACCCCTCCGTGTCGTCGGTGGACTGCGATTTGGCCTGTGCCTCGCGGAAGCCTTGGACGAGCGCACCGTAGTCGGCTGCCTCGACGCCGGCGTAGGCCGCGAGCGACGGGAGGCTGAGGCCGGCGACGAGTGTCGGGTCGGCGCCGAGGTACAGCGCGTAGATGGAGATCGTGCCGATCGCCGCGATGACGAGGATGCTGCGGACGATCTTGAGCGCCTTAAGCATCCGAAGATCATTGCCTCCGTCCTGCGAGACCGCGATCCGGACGTACTCGTCGACGAGCCTGTCGACGCAGTACCATGGCCGGCTGGGAGTTGTCGTGCTCATGATGCATCGTTGGCGTCGACGCCGACGCGGTGGTCGTATCGTGCGCAAGCGGGTCGAGTGGCTCGCGCATCGTCTGGTAGGTGCATGATAAAACGCCCGAGGTCGGATTTGAACCGACGATCGCCGCGGCGGTCCACAACTAACGGATTGTGCGCTCGCGGTGGTTGTCCTTCTCAGCGTCGGGCAGTCAGTATCGAAAGGGGATGCTCGGTGGAGCATGTGACCGGGACGGATTGGGTACCGCGACCGCCGCTGCGCCCGGCTCGCGGTTGTGCCACGAGTGATCGGGCCGGCGGACAGTGCCCGGCAGAGTCAGGACGCCGCGTCATCCCACCGAGAACTGTGACAGTTTGGCCGGTACCACGGGGAGACTGGTTGGGTGGGTCAGCGGGTCCCGAAGCGATGCAGTGCCCTCGATCTGCCCGTCTGGGACTTACGACGTCATCGGGATGTGTCCGTGAGAAACGCGTTGATGTCTTCTAACTGCGACTCGGTCCAGCGCCCCGATTCGGCGGCGCTGTCCCAGTCCAACGAGACCGGGTACCCGCTGGCGACACAGCGAGAACGCGGGTTGACGACGATCGCGTACGTGACGCCCTCGATGTCCTCGACGAACCGAGCGGCGTTGCGGCCCTGCGTGACGACCTCGCCGTCCGTGATACAGCGCCGGACGATGTCGCCGTCCAAGTGGCGCCGGTGGTCGTCGAACGCGTCCTCGAAGCGTTCCTTGAAATGCAGCGTCGGGCGGTACGCACTCGGCTCTCTGGGGATGTTCTCCGAGGACATGTTAGGGTGGGCCGGCGCCGTCAGTCGTCGAGGATCACGGCCTGCGTGAGCGCATCGCGGATGGGAGTTCGATCGACGACCTCGTCGAACAGTCGGTGGTGGTCGAGTTCGACGTCGTGCTTGCCTTCCGCGCGGAAGATGCGTGCCGCTCGAAGTACGTAATAGGCCGTCGTGAACGGTTCGCGGTTGCGGATGGCGTCCTCTGCATGCTGGTGGGCG